GCAATTGATTTATAAAGTCGTTGAAGTTGGTGATTTACCCTCAAGCTTAGATTACTTATATGAAGCAGCCCCAATGTCTACAAGATGGTGTAGAGTCGTTGGCAGCATTCATGAAACCCCTGAACTAATTGAACAATGGGTAGAGAATTAAAATTTCGCGTTTGGGACAATTTGAAAAAAGAATGGGTCTCAAACAAACACATCTGGAGAATGCGAACAGATGTGCATGGCATCGGAGAAATTCTTCCAAATACATTTTACTGGAAGCAACATCCAGATGGATTGACTTACCAGCAATATACTGGTCTAAAAGATAAAGACGGCAAAGAAATCTATGAAGGTGATATTGTTCGATTCAACGAACCTGTGAAATTGTCAGATGGACTTTTTCTTTCGACTTTGTATGTTTTTGAATTTTACAATGGCTCTTTCTTAAGACCATACATTTACCAATCTCTCAACGGTAGCAAGTTCATAAACCTCGGGGAAAACAAACTGAAGCCAACAGGAAGAGCGAAATTGGAGGATAATCCACATTTCGACTTGACTAAAGCAGAGATTGTTGGTAATATCTTCGAAACACCTTTTGAAATAGACTTATGAGAGAAATTAAATTTAGAATTTGGGATAATGAATTAAAATGGTGGTGGTGTGAGGATTCACAATATCTTCAAATGGATGGTAAGAAAATTCATCCAGCGCCATGGTCTACATTGTCAGCAGATTTGCCTAATGATAGTATTGTAGTTCAACAATACACTGGCTTGAAGGACGTAAACGGCGTGGAAATTTATGAAGGTGATATTATCGTGTTTCCATTGTTCGAAAATGATAATACTGTGTCATATAATTATTTTCAAGTGATATGGGATAATTTTTATTCTGCTTGGTCTTTTGCAAAAAAAGACGGGAAGCCACTTACACATACAGGTTGGAGAATTTATTATAGCGATACAACTGAAGTCATCGGAAACCTGTTTGAAAACCCTGAACTACTAGAACAATGAGAACCATCATAAACTATCTGATTCTTGTTGCATGGTTTGTCGCGACATTCGTTGAAATTTCCGCATCATTAATCATCAACAAATTCACAAAATCCTAAATAACTAAAGCAATGAGTTATAACCTATTCCTCGATGATTAATTTGCGTTTTACGTGTAAATATATGCATGCAAAAAGGTTTAAATATCAGTGGAATTTATCAAATTAAAAATAAAACGAACGGTAAATCATATATTGGAAGTTCGATAAATATTAGACTTAGATGGAAAGATCATAGAAGGAAGCTTCGCAAGGGGATTCATCATAGCAAACATTTGCAATCATCATTTGATAAATATGGTTTGGATTCATTTGAGTTTTTAATAATAGAAAAAGTTGATGATTTAAATAATTTATTAAAATCCGAACAAAAATGGATTGATTTTTATCAATCATATGATAGATTATACGGATATAATTCTCGTAAATTCGCCAGCAGCAATTGGATGCTTTCTGTTTCTGATGAAACAAGAGAAAAATTAAAAAAATCTCATTTAGGGAAAAAAAGATCAAAAGAATGTCACAAAAAAATATTAGCCAGCATATCAAAAAAAGTTTATCAATTAGATAAAGAAACTTTAGAAAAAATTAATGAATTTTCGTCGTGTAAAGAAGGTGAAGAAAAAACAGGAATCGCGAGGCAGTTAATATCAATGGCATGTAGAGGAATTACAAAATCCGCAAAAGGTTATTGTTGGACATATGATATTGATAATTTTAAAAAACCAGAAAAATATAATATCCTTCCAAAAGTTACCAGATTTATAATAGATCAAGATACTGGAAATGAATGGAAAACTATAAAAGAAGCAGCTGAATACTTAAATTTAACCAAAAATCAAATATACAGCTTAATTAAATGGAAAAAATTGATATATGAATATAGAAAAAACTACTAAAAATTTTAAATGTTGTTTCTTAGATGACATTCGATTTCCAAAAGACGCTTGGATTTATCCAAGAAGAGATGACAAAAAACAAATCATCTCGGGCCAATCACTTGAAAAAATCTCAGGCATTCCCAACGGTAATTGGGATATTGTTCGAACTTATGATCAATTTGTTGATTATATTGAGAAGAATGGCATTCCTGATGCGATCAGTTTTGATCACGATTTATCTGATGAAATGATTCGATATTACCATGTAGTAACAAGCAAAAGTGGTATAATTGATTACGATGATATGAATACCAAAAGTGGCAAACATTGCGCTAAATATTTGATTGACAAGTGGAACGAGTCTGGTAGGATCAAAACTCCAACCTGCTACGTCCACAGCGCAAACCAATGGGGAGCGAAAAACATCAAAGAAGTCTTAAAGCAACTTTGGTTTGACGGAGAAGAAACACAATAAAACTACATTACTATGATAAACAAAATCTTTTGGGACATTGACGAAACGCTGATCCATACACTTCTGCGCGATCCAAAACAGGATCATGTGCAGTTTTCTCTTGGTGATGGCTTCACATACCACACCATCATTCGCGCATGCAGTCATGCGCTGATTCGTTTCAGTCGTGAACTGGTTGGCAAGGAAAACGTGCATATTCTCACTACAGCGACCAGAGACTACGCTGAAAATGTCAATGCTCTAGCAGGTTGGGATTTTGATCCAAAGGACATCTTTGCGCGTGAAGATCAAGAGGCAGCGAGAGTTTGGGTGTCTACAGCGTATGGCGGCAGATACGGCATAACTACTCCACATGAATACGCCGATCCAAATAATGTTTTGATTGATAATCTTCCCCCGCGCCAAAATCAAGGAAAGGTGCAATTCATTGGTATTGATGATAACTACGAGACAAATTATCTCAAAATTCAAGATTACTATGGCGTCAATTTTCCCGAAGACACGTTTGAGGAGGATGTCAGAGAATTCCTGATCAAAAGACATAAAAGCTAATAATTAATCAATTATGAAATTTTCTATTGAATCATACGCTGGTCGGCACAAAAGAATAAATGAATGGCACAAATTCTTTTGCTTATGGCCTCGGATTGTAGAGACTGAAGATCCTCTGCGCGATTCTTTTGTATGGCTAACTACAATTGAAAGAAAATTCGATATTACAAATTATAACTGGACTTATCGTCTGATTAAAAAAGGTTAACATAATATGAAAAAACTAATGATGTTATTGATGATGATGATGATGATGGCTAATGCCTCAGAGATTGGCGTGGCGTCTCATTATTCAACCAAAACAGGCACAAGGACAGCAAGCGGCGAACGTCTTGTTGATTCCAAACTCACAGCCGCACATAAAACTTTAAAGTTTGGAACTTTGGTCAAAGTCACCAATTTAAAAAACAATAAAACAACTGTGGTCAAAATCACAGATCGCGGACCTTATATCAAAGGAAGAGTTTTGGATGTTTCTCAAGCTGCGGCAAAACAATTAGGCTTTCATTCTCAGGGGGTAACAAAAGTTAAGATCGAAACTATTCGCCCCGAACCTGCAAAAAAGACATGCGCGAAGCAGCAATCTGCTGTTAATTGGCTAGTTGAATGTCCGCACAAGATCGCAGAGTATGTATCCTCAAAATTTAAACAAACATGGACACCCTAGCAAAGCAACATCAGACTTTATTGGCAGAAAATCAAGCGCTAAAAGACGAAAACATTCTTCTCAAGCAAAAAATCGAAGCTTTGGAAAAACAAAAAGCTTTACAAAATCTTGAAGATGCGCTAAAAGAACAGCAGGATAAGAAAAAGGGTCAAGTTTGGCCCTACAGCGATCCTCAAAAATGTGGCGGTTATCATCTATGTCCAAATTGCGGCTCATGGGTCATGAATGGAATGCGTTGCAGATGTTTTTATTTTTATAAAGATCAAGTCGCAAGACCCACGTATCCTCAAATCTACTGTTCTAACAAGTCCCAATGAAAAAAAAGAAACAATACACTGGAGAAGTTCCTTTCGATTATTTCGGAGAGCTAGTTGATCGTGAATATAATTTTCATAGGTCTATTCAATTGACGCCTGATAATTTTGTCAATGGACTGCTGCGCTTGAATCATTACGATCATACGCAATGTCGTTGGGTATTGAAAGATGTCACGAATCCTCCTGCGGATTTTGAAATCACTTATCTAGATCCTTCCGATCCTCTCTATAAAACAAAAGGCGTAGTTGCTACAATTCCAACGACTCTAAGAATCCCCAATTATGAATTTGATGATAAGTTAGAATACCAGACTTGCAATCGCGGCAGTTATTCTGTTGGGTTCTCATTCAAAAGCGTCAATACAAACAAAATTTATCCGATGTTTATGAAAGACTTTGATGAGATCGTTTCAAAAATGAACTGCGGCATTTTAGAGGGCAGGTTTACGTTTTGTAAACGGGGTCCGTCTTATGCTATTGTAATGATTTAAAATTGAAAAACATAAAAAGAATTTGGAGAATTTGGGCAAAGGCGATGGGTCCAAAAGTAACTGATCATGATGGAGAAGCAGACATTGCGGCAATCATACGAACTGTGTTCTGGTTGATCAACCTCATTACCTGCTTCTTCATTATCGCTAACACAATAAGACACTGGTAAACATGAATACGAAACAAGTAATTGCCATCCGTAAGGATCTTAAAATGAGGACGGGTAAAGCTTGCGCACAAGCTAGTCACGCCAGCATGGCATTCCTCACAAAAGGAATGTATTGGGCATCTGTGAATGATGGGTTTGAATTTTCCACGGAGACAATTTACGATTGGCGAGAAGTAGAAGAAATAAATCACTGGCTTAACCATTCATTTCGTAAAATTTGTGTCTATGTGAACAGCGAAGAAGAACTTCGTGAATTACATCAGAAGGCACTTGACAATGGTTTGATCTCTCATATGATTGAGGACAACGGAGCAACCGAATTCAATGGGGTTAAGACCCTAACCGCTCTCGCAATTGGACCTCATATTGAGAGTAAGTTTGAAGGGATTACTGACCATCTTCCATTACTATGAAATATTCATTAGAACAAAAAATGGCGGGACAAGACCTACACGGGCTATCATGCCGAGTTCCTAAACCTACAACTGAGCAAGAACGATGTTCACATTCTAAAATGGAAGAATTTGATCATGGATTTGAAAACTGGATGACAGGTGAATGGGTGAGCGACATTCAAAGAGTTGAGGTTGACACCTATGAAGATATTAAAGGAACAAATAATTTTCGCTGCACTCAATGCGGCTATACTAGAAGATACTAATTCCCGTGAAGGGATCACTGATAAACTACCATTACTATGAACGAGGAAGAACAAAGCAAAGAAATTATCAAAGCTATCGATGATGCTCTTCTTGGTAAAAAGTCCGAAAGAATTCGCATCGAGATTCCTAAAAAGTTCAAAGTCACTTTTAGTGTTGCTCATCGTGACACTTGGGCGAATGAAGATATTGTAGAAGTTCTTTCAGAATTGATCCAACTACTGAAAGCTCCAGTTGAAGAAGACCCTGAAATTTTTTAAGCATGAAAACCCCACGTAAAATAACTGCTCCACCAAAAGACGCTCGAAAAGAACTCTATTTCGAGATCGAGAATGATTGTGTTCGTGACTGGCATGATGGTGAAAAATATGGCTCTTGGGAAAGAAAATATGATTCTTCTCTAAAAAAGATCTCACGTAATAAAGATTTACTTAGCAAGTGGAATTTCGAAGCTCATCGGGTTAATGATGAAGTTTACGATGCGCAGAACCTCTATGCTGTTGTTGTTACTTACAATAGCGGAAATACATTTGGAACTTCTGTAGGCAATCTGGCACTTGCTTTTGTCACCGAAAATGCAGATGAAGCGATTGAAGCAAAAGATGCAATTCTTGAGCAAGAACAGTATGAATATGAAAGCAAGTATTCTTTCAGAGAAAAGACTGGAAAGAAACCTAAGTGGGACGAATCTTTTAGAGATCATCCAAAAAGCACAGGACGTTCACCTTGGAATGGTTATTTCGAACGAGTAACATCTGTGGATATTGCATTCTTACCAGTAATGTGATAATTTATGATACGATTAATTAAATTTTTATTCACAGGCTCTTGGCATGAACACAAGTGGGAGACTATTAAAGTGCGAACTGTCGAAAGCGATTGTGGTGCTAGATGGTTCGTCTATGAATGTAAATGCGAAACCTGCGGCAAAATAAAAGGATTCAAACCATGATCGACTTCCTCACACACTCATACACAATAACAATGCCACTATGGGGCTGGGCGCTGTCAGCATTGGCGGTTTCAGCGGCATTGATTGTCGGGACTTTTTTGTTTGTTTTGGTAAAATTTATTTCGGGATTCAGGTTTTAATGATTTAAAATTTTTCTCTGATTTTTTTTCTTGCACTGCCGAAAATCTTGTGGTAGAATGTGTCCACGATGAAAGTCAAACGCAACTCACTTCACGCTAGGTTCTACAAGTTCATGTATTGCACCAATACATTGCCTCCGAATCTTTGCCCTTATTTCTGGAAACTGGTGCTGGCGATTGTTACGCTTCCGATTACTCGTAGCTTTGGGGACCGATTTGGTAATTTCTTTGCTATTGTTTTTTGTGAACTTTTCACCGCTGCTGTTGGTTTATTGGTATCATCGTTGTTTGGATGGGTTGATCCAAACGGACCAGTCAATCTCAAAAATCTCGGCATTGCTAATGTAGTTGGTCTTTCTGTTTTTGCGATTGTTGCGGTAGTGGGTTATATCGGACATCTGATTTCTTCCAAGAAAGAAAATAGCAAATCTATTGTAAAGGAAAAGAAACCAAGTATCATCATCGAATACATCAAGGCTAAAAAGAACAAGCATTGCCCGATGATTGAATGGGAAGACTGAAGCGCTACTCTAAAATACGAACATCATGAACATTATTCAAGTCGTATTTGCCATCCTATTACTAGCCATATTGATATACAATATTCGCGACTCCATTATTTGATAATTCTTACAAAAACATCTCACAATAAAAAGACAAAAAAATGAAAAACACGCTGAAACTAATCGTAATCGCGCTCATTTGGTTCCTTGGATCGATGCTATTTGGCATCTACGGTGGAACTGGAGCTTCAACAGTCGTCAATAACCAATTGGCCGTTGACACTGTAAATGGTGGAAATGCAGAATTTATTCTACAGCATTCCTCGGGATTTTTTGCTCGTAACTTGCAAACTATCTGGACTCTAATCGCATCTTTGGCAATCTTCTATGTTCTGCGCGGAATGTTCTCTCGCAAGAATGTGTTACCACTTGTTGCATTGGCAGTTTTTCCATTCCTTAACTCATGTAAGCCTTATCAAAAGCCTGTTTATAAGGAAATCAGCAACAATGAAACAGCGTTTGTGATTCCTCTTGAGGGTGACGTTGGAGGTCAAGCTAAGTTTGGCTCAAAAGAACAGTTGGAAAAGCATAAGGTCGCAACTAAACGTATTGAAATTCCTACTCGTTGGAACCAAACTGGTCGTCATGCAGAAAACGGCGAATACATTCCAACTGTTACGGTCATTGTCGTAGATCGCAGTCCAATTACTCGAAATTGGGAAGCAGCCAACAAGGGCAAAGACAACGCCATTTGGGTAGAATCTTCTGACAGTGTTGGATTTTCAATGGGTTTTAATTGCACCGCATTCATCAAAGAGGAAGATACCGCAACATTCTTGTATTGGTATAGCTCTGGCGGTCTTTCGGGTGTAATGGACACTGAAATTCGTGGTCGTATTCAGCAAGTTGCGGCAGAAGAAAGCGCTAAATTCCCATTGGATGAACTGCGCGACAAGAAAAATGAAATTGCTTCATCTGTTCGTGGCGATATTATCCCATTCTTCGCTGAACGAGGTATTACCATCACAACTGTTGGAATGTTCGGTGGTATGACTTACGAAAATCCTGAGATTCAGAAGTCAATCGACGGTGTTTTTGTCGCACAGCAGCAAAAGAATGTTGCTCTTGCAAAATACGAAGCGCAGAAGAAAGAAAACGAACGTGTGGTTCTTGAAGCTGAAGGTGTCGCCAAGCAGCGCCAAATTCAAGCCGAAGCAGAAGCCAAGGCAATCACTTCTCTGACTCAGGCTGTGGCTCAAGGCGGCGAAAATTACCTGCAACTCAAGTCTCTTGAAGTTCAAGGAAAGCAAATCGAAAAGTGGGACGGTAAACTTCCAACTGTCACAAGTGGCGCAATGCCTCTCCTTGACACTACAAAGTTCATCGGCAAGTAAGAATCGGATTGACAAAACATGGATCGGGTGGTATAATTCTGCCCGATCCAAATTTTTTATAAACATGCAACGCTATCGACTCACAAAAACAAATTCAGTTCCTGAACCACGGGTAGCAACCGCTGAAACCGTCGAAGAGTATCGCGAAAAGATCTTTTCAAAATACTCTCTTTCCCCACCTGTTGATTATTACGTAGAAGGTTCCCCCATCACTGCGCCAAAAGTTGGCGAATCTTTTGTGATGGCCCGAGATAATCGCAATGGAGTTCGTGTTGGAGGCATCATGACCACTACGACAGTCACTTCAATCGAGGATTTTGAGGACTTTTTGGTCTTCACTACGCGCAATAGCGTTTACAAACTTGAATTGACACACTAATTTTTAAAATGAGAAAAAATACAAATAACTCAATTTACCCAGCAATAATTAAAGACGCTATTTTAATCATTGGAGATATTCATGGAGCATTTAATCGTTTAAAAGATCTTGTCTGGAAACAGCAAATTGAAAACTGTTGTTTAATTTGCGTCGGAGACTTGGGCATTGGCTTTAAACATCCAAATACAGAGCAGCAAAATTTTAAAGATTTAAATGATTTTTTCGCCAAAAGATCTATTGTATTTTTGAGTATTGCTGGCAATCACGATGATCCTTCATATTTTAATGGTTCAGTTAATTTGAATAATTTCAAATTATTGCCAGATTATACTCGTATTCTTATCAACGGCGAAGAGTTCCTGTTTGTTGGTGGCGCGGTGTCTATCGACCGTCAGTATCGAGTTGTTGGTCACTCTTATTGGGAAGATGAACTCTTTGTTCTAAAGCCCGAACTCGCAGGAAAATGCGATGTTCTTGTAACTCACTCTGCGCCTTATTGGGTTGGGCCATTCGACAAAGAAGGTCTTGCTGCTTGGTGCGAAAAAGATCCTACTCTTTGGGACCAATGCTACAAAGAAAGAATGAATCACGACGAATTGATCAAACTTTGCCAGCCTCGAAAGTCATACCATGGTCATTTTCATAGCAGTCATTGGGTTGATTTCAGAGATTGCAGTGCTACAATTTTGAGTATCGAAGAAATTAAAGAACACCGATAAATGATCAAACAAGTTCCATTTGATGTTTATCTAGCAGCAACAAAAGCTGATGAGAATGGCGAGCCTCTCGATGCGCAATTTGTCGAAACAATCATGATTTATGTTTACGATAATGGACAGCATCAGTTTCTTACCACAGAAGCTCACATAGAAATTGATGCTTGTAAAATCAAAGCTCTTTATAAAAGAGGAACTAAAGAAGATCTTGACACAATCAAAAATCTAATCGAATATAAACTCCAAAGAATATGAATGCATCAATGCGCATCTACGATAAAGAAAACGACCGTCTTTACAAAAAAGTTGGCAAGAAATACGTGCCTTGCAATGATCCTTATGCTTTAGATGGTCTGCGAGAAGGATGGTGGCTTGTCAAGGTTGGCGAAGGCTTTAAGAGCATGCGTGCGTGCGTATATCCTGCCAAGGCAGAGCTTCAAGCAGCCATCAAAGACAAGGAAGACAAGATCGTTGACATCATTCGCGAATGCACCAATGCACGCCCAAAAGAAGGCGTTCCACTGAGCGATCAAGCCATCAAAGATTGGCAGTGGTTCATTGATAAACATGGAAAAGAATTCAATACTCTTTATTATCCATCGTTTGCAGAAGCCGCCGAAAAGATTGTAAAAGCTCTAACTGAAAAATGAAAAGTGAATACGAGAAACTAATCTCTCATTTGGACGAAATACTTCGCTTGTTTTCTCAAGAATTGAAACAAGCTTCTTTTAAAAACAAAAATAAATGGATGGTCAAAATCGACAGCGCTCTTGATGACCGTCTGCGTTTAATGAAAATCAAAGATTCTTTTTAATGAAAAACACTGTAGAATTACTAGGTTATTATGGAAGCGATAAAATTATCGCTTGTTCAGCTTGGACCAGCACCTCGCGCAATCTAAGCGAAGAAAAAAAAGAGCGTATTCCCAAATTGATTAATATGCTCTGGAGCGAAGGACACCACACTCCGTTCGAAAAAGGAATGGTGCATTTCATTGTCGATACTGAAATCGCTAGTCATATTCACCTCCTAAAACATAGACTCTCAAGCATGAACGCTGAGAGCGCCCGATACAAGGAACTCAAGGAAGATAAGTTTTTTATCCCTGAAGACTGGAAGGGCATTCAGGCCAATACAAAAGCATTGGTTATTGAAGATGGGGAAGAACATGATTGGTATGATATATTGGAACAATACACTAAGATTGGAAATGCTCTTTATCATGATGCTTTGAAAGATCTTACAGAAGCACTTGGCCGTAAACGTGCCAAAGAAAGCGCCCGATTCTTCAAGACTTATAATTCCCAAATTCAGGGTGATGTAATGTTTAACATGCGTTCGTTTGCCAATTTCTTGAAGCTCAGAAATAGCGAACACGCTCAAAAAGAAATCCGAGAAATCGCGGCTGAAATGCTTGACTTGGTAAAGAATATCGAAGGTAATCCTTTCGAACATACAATCAAAGCTTGGGGTTATTGAATCATGAATAAGTTAGAAGCAATTCGTTTGCTGCAATTAAATGGTATTGAAGTTTCTCATGAGTCTGAGATTCTCTATCCTAAACGAGATCAATTCGATGATGAAGTCCATGAGGCGATTGAGTTTCTGATGGAAGAATGGGATTTTGGTTTTAAATACATTTAAAAATGATGCGGCGATGGATTTTCCTGTTGACAAGCGCTAAAATTGCCACTATGGTTGACGCATGAACATCGGCCTCGTCTGCATCAGCGAAATCCTCAAAGAGCAAAACAAGCAAAACGCTTTTCAAACGATGACTCGCTCTCGTTTCAATGCGCTGCCGCGCACTGACGCGATTGCTCAGTTGTCGAGTCGAATTCGTCACAACGCTTCTCTTTGCGTCAAGATCATCCAGCACTGTGCTTCGATTGGCATCAAGCATTACCGCATTTCCAGCAGCTTGTTTCCACTCATTACAGACGAAACATTAGGCTTGTGTTATTCTGATTTGCCTGATTGGCAAAGTATTCAACAGATTCTTCTTCAGGCTGGCGATACTGCTCGACGCCTTGGCATCACGTTGTCTTCTCACCCTGATCAGTTCAATGTTCTGCCATCGCTCAATCAAGATACTGTTCGCCGCACGATTAGAGAACTAAATCATCAGGCATTTGTTCTTGATTTGTTTGGTTGCCCGCAAGATTATTCTGCGCCAATGTGTTTGCATCTTAATCTATCGTTTGATAGCAACAAAGAAAGTATCCTACAATACATGTCTCGTTTCAGCAGAGCTTTTAATAGTTGCGATTCTGGTGTTCGTCAACGTTTGGTTCTAGAAAACGAAGACAAAGGTTTCTGGAATTGCGAGAACCTCTACAAATACTTCAAACCTTTTCCACTTGTTTTCGACAATCTCCACGATCAGTGCAATCGTTCGTCGGTCTGTCATTTTAATCTTTTTAAAAGCACATGGGGCAATTTCACGCCAGTAATGCACTGGAGCGAAGGCACTGCCGACAAGCCTCGCAGCCATGCAGATTTCGCATCTCACTTGCCGCTAATCGTGCAAAACAATTTGGACTGTGTGTGGGAATTCGAACTCAAGGGTAAAGACCATGCAATCGTCAAAGTTCTGAAAAATCAATACGTTTGATCTTGACAAAATCCTCAATTCAAAATAAGCTACGAACATGAATATCAATTCAACTCCTATTAATGCTGAAGAGCAAGAAAAAGCTGCCAAAAAACCAATTGAATTCTTTACTTACGTAGATACTTATAGCGGATTGGGTCTTGACATCGGTAAAAAACCCTCCCTTCAAGCAAAACATTTTAAAAATGCGCGTCTTATAGCAAAAGGACTTCACGATGAATACGATGTGATTGCAGTATGGGACGAGGAAGTTGTTTTTATCTATCTCGGATATTGGAATGATGGAATTATCGAATAAATATGACATTGCCAACCGTTCGCCTTGTGTGTCTTAGTAAAAATCCAAATTGGGTTTTTGATAAAGACCTTCCTTATGAAGATAGAATGCGTGATTATCATGTCAGGCATGAAACCGAAGCAGAAATTTTGACACTACATCTTCAAAAAAATAAAATGCGAATTCGTTATCGCGATGCTTGCGGCAAAGTGCAAACTCAGGATATTGATGCATCCAGTTTTTTCCAAAAATACGAAATTGCCCAAAAATATTAACGGGTCCAAAGTTCAAATTTAAACTAATAAAAAAATGGAAGATATTTTCGGCAGAAAACTAGCTATTGGAGACGTTGTTGCTTGTCGCAGATCAGGCAGCAGAAGCATGATCATCGGAGAAATCACTTCATTCGGTAAAAAGCAAGTAACGGTCAGCTGCAAACACAGGAATACTGTGGATAAAGTCTACCACTATCCAAGCGACGTTTGCAAAGCAGAAGGCTCAGTGGCAAAAGAGAAGATTAAAACCCTAATTGAAAAATATCAGGGCAAAATCGAAGAATTTAAAACCAGTAAATATTGGACAGACGGCGAATACATCCGCGCCGAAGCACGCCGCGACCTGCTGCAAGACGAAATCATTCCTGATCTTGGATGGATCTAAAAAATTCTTGACTAAAACAACAACATAGTAGAAACTACGAACATGACCAACATCCTCAAAAACTACATTCGTGACCAGCGCAACAATCCAGTCGGAGTCGTCGTGGTTGTCAAAGAAAACGGAAATTATCGTTTCGGTTATTCTCTTTGTGCGCCACAGGATCGCTTCGATAAGGAAACTGGCACCAAGATCGCAATCTATCGCGCTCAGGCCAAGGAACTTGGCATCGACCAAGCTCTCGCGCCACTGGTTCCAGATCGCCGCGAAGTCGTGCTGAATGGCTATCTGAACCTCGAAAAGCGTGCCTCTAAGTATTTTAAGAACTGATGAAACAAATCGACGGAGACATCTTCTTGGGAGAATGGAATGGCATGGTTCACTGTGCCAATCTGTATCATACCATGGGCGGCGGTATCGCACGAATCATTCATCGCGATTATCCAGAAGCATACGAGGCAGACCGAAAAACTCAGCGTTCTGACATTTCTAAATTAGGACATTTCTCTTACGCAAAAATTGTTCGGAGTGCTGTTTCATTAACTTCTAAATGCCGTATTTTTGAGATTTTTAATCTGTATGGTCAGTTGGGAATGGGTAGCGATGGTAATTCAATGAATCGAAATGCTCGATACGATGCGATTCATGATGGTGTATGGAGAATTTGTGAGTTTCTGCTTGCATTGTATCCAAATGAGAAATACACTCTGGCATTCCCTTACAAGATGGCGAGTGATTTGGCTGGCGGCGATTTTAAAATTGTATCCGCAATTCTAGAAAGCGTAGAATCTCATTTTCCAAGTATTGAGTTCCATATCTATAAATTAAATAATTCGAAATGAATAACCTTTATAGACACTTCCTTTTTGAAGTGCTAATCCAGCATTCGAAGCATAAAGACCATTTTCTCTGCAAAATTTAGCTAAATTTTTAATTATGACTATCTCTCCCGATGGAAAAGTAACTTCATAATTTTTAGCTCTTCTTTCATTTGCTTTTTGATTTTGAGAAAAAGTTTCGCTCATTTTTCGACCTTTAAGTTTTTTGCTTATTTTAATTTTAGATTCTTCTGAATGTTTATGACCAAAAAACGGATTTCCTTGTCCTTGAAATTTTTCAGAACACACTTCCGCTGCTCGTTTTAATACATGCTGTGGTAATGATTTACCATACCAAAAATTATTCTGGCCTGTTCTTTTAGAAGCTGCATTAGAGATTTTCTGTTTTGTTTCTGGCGAATGAGTTTTCCCTAATGTATTACCAGCCGTATGACAGCAATTGTATTTATATTTTAATTTATCCATCCAAAATTGCTCTCTTGTAATTAAAGTTTCTAATGAGGT